GTCACAGTAGCTAGAGGTGTATAAGTAGGTGTTGGCATTTTATTTCACTCCATAAATCGAAAAGCGACTCCCAGTAAGGAAGTTAGCAGAGTTCAAAGGCTCCAAAGCAAATGATGTAACGCTTGCGGTGCTGTTCCAAAGACCCGAACCAAGCTGGATGTGATTGAAAGAAGCTGCTCCACCATTTAGGAATCTAATGGTTTTATTTTTTGTCGTTGAGTAAGGGTCGAGGATGTCTATAACAGTTGTCATAAAGGCACTTGTCGTATTCGTGTTTCCTGATGTTTCACCAGTCAAAATATATGTTTGAGTCGTTCCAGCTCCAGAAGAAACTGAGCTTCCATTTCCAAAAAGTCTGTGCCAAGCGTAATTGCTTCCAGTATCTCCGTTGAACCTAGAAATAATCGAGTCATTGACTTCTGTTCTTACTGTTCTGGCAACTATGCGAACCTGTAAATGCTTGTATGTAGAGCTATAAGTGCCTAAGCTGCTGAAAGTAACAGAAGGGGTATTAGAACCTAAAATGGTACTAGAGATTAGCTCATAGTCAGATAGAGCAGCTGCCCCACCAGCCCCAGCAGCACTAAAAATACCTAACGCTGAGAGGGTCATGCGACAGTCGCGTTTCCTATGATCCTGTAAGAGTTAGAGGCAACACAGACAACAGAAACAGCATCATAACGAGTACCGATTGTGTAAGCGGTTCCTGCTGTTCCTCGACCCCAAATAGATACTGCCGTTGAAGCTGCGTTGATCGTGACTGTTCCTGCACCATCTCTAAGGATGTCCACACGCTCGCCAGCCTGGAAAGCTGTGGCAGTTGAGAAGGTGACTGTCTGAGCTGAGGCAGAGTCAAACTCTAAAATCTTGTAGCGGTCAGAGGTCAGCACTGTGTAAGAGGCAGCAGTAGAGGCTGTCAGTGTCACCTCATTGCTGAGATAAAGGTTTACATCGGCAGCAGCTAGGACTTCACCAGCGGTAAAGGTTTTTCTTGGCATTGGTTTCCTTTTGTCTTAGTTTAGTTTACTACTCGTAGGCAAGTCGGTCATTGTCCAGCTCACCGAGTACCGCGTCATCTAGGATAAATACCGCAAAGTCTAGGCGCTCTAGGGCAAAGCTGATGTTCTTGCTACCTGGAGTCCAGTCGTGGTTTACCCCGATGATTCGGCAGTATTGCTCGATAGCTGGCGGGATGTCAGAAGGCTCGAACCGAACCTGAACAATGTCACCAATTTCTAGGTCTAGAACCTTGTCTTGATTCACGGTTGTCAGGGTGTCTAGGACTACTGTGACGGTCTCAAAGCGGTACTGAGGTTCTTTGTAGCGAGCTAGGAAGAAGTCGGCTAGGAACTGAAGCTGCTCTGGCTCCTGAATAAGTAGTCCTGATTGGCTTAGAGTTCTTGGTCCGTAGACTGCCTGAGAAGTTGCATCCTCAGCAAAGGCTTCTTCTGGAAAGACATCTGCGTTTGTTAGGGCAATTCGGTTGTAAAGGTTTTCTGATCCATACACGATGTTCACATCGGCAAACTGAATACCCGTGTAAACACCTGCGGTAACTTCATCAGAAAAAACAATGTCAGGAATGTTTGGAACCGAGTTTCTTTCCCTAAAGGTAATTTTTCCGTCTTTAGACAAGAACAAAGTACCGAACTCTGAGTTAGCTACAAGCTGTAGGTAAGTAAGCGTGCCAGTGCCTTCTGCGACATCTGAGTCAAGCATCAAAGAGTTTCCTGGGTCAATGTCTCTCAGCTCAGCAGGCCAGTCTACTTCTGGGCGGTCAAGGACTGTGTTTATGCGAGCGCCTGATAGTTCTGAATCGGGAGTAAACTCCTCAAGCCCTGCGTTAGTAAGAACAGAAAGTGCGTCAGACGCATCAATACGGACAACGGACTGCACGCCTGGTTCGTACTGGATGTCAAAGTCATCAATAAAGCCAACGAAGACAGGAAGCCCGTTGCTTGATACTCGAACCGAACGCCTAGGGATAAGCTGACCGAAATATGGGCCGTTTTCGTATAGCGGATCAAAAGTTCTGTCTGAGTTATCCACTGTGACCGAAACTACACCAGCGTCAATGCGGTCTAGGGCTTGCGACTTACCACGGCGTACCTGAGCGGTTACTAGTCGGTCTGTAATGTCAAAGTAACGCTCTCCGCCGAGTGTGTACTCTGTCCCATCTAGCACGCCCCTTGTGGCGCTGTCTAGGACAAAAGCAAAAGGGTCCCGCTGACCTAGGTCAAAACCAAACTCAACGCTGACATCTGGAGCTGGCATTACGCACCTTGCCAGACAGCACCAGAAGTGCGCTCGTAGTCCTTGATGGCATCCACGATTGCTTTACCGATTGTAGACCCAGAGCCAACTCCACCAGTGACCGTAATGTTGTACACATTTTGCTGCTTTTGAGTGTCAAACAAAGATGACACCCCAGTCTGAGCAATTTCTGAAGCCAGAGAACCAACCTGACCGAATCCTGCATTTATTTCACCCAGAGCGCCAGCTCCACCTGCTACTAATGCTGAGGCTATTCGTGCGCCAGCGACAGGCCCTGCCGTAATAATCTGCTGAAGCAATGCTGGGTCAAGACCCATAGTTGCCAATTCTTTAACATTAGTTGAGAAAGACTTTAGCTTGGCTAAAAGCTTATTCATGTTTCTAATGATGGCGTTAGTAGATCCGCCAAGTCCTGTGATGTCAAATGCACCCTGAATAGCTGTTTTTATGCCTGCAAAAGTTCCCTTGATTGTGTCTAAGAAGTTAGCGTAAAGCTGGTCAAGTGCGGCAATTCTATTTATTTCAGCTTGACGAAGTTCCTCAGCCAAACGAGCAGCTTCCTGAGCCGCAGCAATGTCCGCCTGTCTCTGAGATTCAGCAGCGCGGGCGGATTCTTGAGCAACTCGGTTTACTTCTCCATATGTTGCAGCAAAGTCTTTATTTAAGTCCTTGACAACCTTGTTTCTTGTCTCTCCGCCAGCCTTGGTTGTTTTAGTAATAATGTCATTTGCAAGCTTTAGCGGTTTGTTGCTTGTAAGGATTTGTTCTACAAGGCCTTTATTGAGACCTTTGCCAAGGAGAACAACTTGCTTTTCAGCTTTTCTACCTTCGAATTTAAGATCTTGTCTAAATTCCTTGAATACATCTACAACTGGTGAGGCTGCTCCCCCCCCAGTGCTGCCAGTTCCAGTCCCAGTATCTGTTAGTCCTGGAATCACAATCCCTGGTGTTAGCTGACGCTCCATGGAATCAGCAGATCCTGTGACACCCGATGGGCGAAGGTAGTTGTTCTTAGCCCTTAGCGCTCTTTCCCAAGCATCGGCTGTTTTACCGATTGTGTCATTGTGACCTTCGACATCAAGTTTTCTTGCGTTATCCCATTCAGCTATGTACTCTTTGACTTTTAGCTTGTTAGCCTGGATTGTGTCCTTGAAGTCAATGCGCTTACGGATTTCACCAGCAGCGTCAAAGTTGAGGAGCTTGTCCCATTGACCAGTAAAGAGCATGCCAAGTTGCTCACCCATGACCTGAAAGCCGATAGCTGTGTTTTCAACAATACGCAGAAGGTCGTGCATCAAATCTAGGAAGATTCCAAGTGCTGCTCCTGCTACTTCAAAGAACTTGGCTACATTGAAATCATCGCCAAACAATGTTTTGCCGAGCGATTCAAACTGAATCCCCAAAGCAGCAACGCTTTCACCAAGCTCAGTAGTCGGGTCCATGGCATCTCTAAATAGACCTACTACGCCCTCTAATACCTGACCGAAAAACTCAAATAAAGAAATAAGACCAGGAGTTGCCTCAACAAGCATGAGTCGAAGCTGCTCATTTAGGTCTGTTACTGCTGGAAGTAATGCAGCACCAATCGTAGCCTGCATGTTTTCAAAGGTTGCACCCAGCTTTTTCTGCTCAGTATAAAGAGAGCCAGACTGAGCTGTAAAAGCTCCCATAGCATCATTGGCACGCTGGTACAAAAGCTCCAACCGAATTGTCTGCTCAGCGTTTCTGCGAGCCGCACCTTGGAGTTTGTCTTGTCCCCTAGCAGCAAGTTCCGCATTGATTTCGGACTGCTTCATGGCAACACCGAACTTCTCAATCGGGTCGTACTCACCACGGAATAGCGCGGTCATACCAAGTAGAGCTTCTTGCACATCGTAGCCATAGAGGGCGGCAAGGTCAGTACCAAGAGTTACAAGGTTCTGTGTTTCTTTGGCGACATCGTTCATAGCAAAGCCTGATTGCTTTAGAACGGAACCTATGAATACAGACGCTTTCGCTGCTTTGGACTGGCTAAGACCAATTTCCTCTGCGCCTTTGGCGAAGTCCAACATTTGAGGAGTGAGGCTGTCAAAAACAGTTGAAAGACCAAAAAGGTTTCTTTCAAGATCACGGGCTTGAGTAATTGCTTCTTTGCCAAATTGAATACCCTTGGCGACAACTCCAAATGCGGCTAAAGCCCCACCGACTTTGCCCAGCATAGAGCCAAATGAGCTGGTTTGTTTACCAAAAGCACCTAACTGCCTAGTGGCGGCTGTGATTCCATCGCCTTTGAATGTGCTGACCACATTCAGGAACATGTTGCTCATCGAGTTGTCCTATCAATGTTATTTTCTACTATTCTGACAGCATTTTGAATCGCTATTTCGGCTTCTTTTTTCATTTCTGGATAGGACCTGTCAAAGCCTGGGTAAACATTCCTAGACTTGTTCTTTTTACTAGGTTTTTGAACTGCTCCCAATTTGCGAATAAAGTATGCGACTGATTTGTAGCTTGTTGTGTGTGTCCTGCTTATTTCTGGGCCACCAAACAACCGAATGTTGTAAGGGCGAGTTGTACGGGTTCCCTGAAAGTTTTTGGCTAAGTCTGTAAGGACAGTAGCGGCTGACCGAACTCGTAGCCGTGCAATTCCTGTTTGTCCTGATTTGGGTTTGTTATACGCCTCAATCAATACTGAGTTATAGGGATAGCGCTTTGCTCCAGATACAGGTCCACCAGTAGATCCGTAATTAGTTCCCCAACCAGTTCTACCACCATGCAACATACCCTTTGGCGCTGGACCTTGACGAGTAAGGGTGTTTAGTTCTTCTCTAACCGATTTTTGCCCTTTACTGGCAATTTCTCTATAGCGTTTCTTTAGTTGTCCAGCTTGTGTTTTGTCCACTTTGTTTAGTTCTTTGATAAGCATTTTGTAGTCAGATGCGTAGACTTTTAGAGCGCTGTTCTGCCCTGTGTAAAGTTTCAATGCCATTTAGTCCGCCTATCTACCCTAAGTCTACCGAACAAAAAAGAAGCACCCCGAAGGGTGCTTCTTTTCAGCGCTTAGGTGCTTGGTGCGTAGCTCGCCATACTAGATAGCGACCAATCGTCCAGAGCATCCGATCATCGAGCTTCATAAGCTCTCTGGGACTGATGCCTGTCTCAACAGCTAATGTGGCAAGATACCAATGAGCTGAATTGTCACCAAGCCCAACTATTTTTTTTGTTCAGACGGGCTGACACTTTCAACAGTGTCCACCCACTCCTCAAACGAAAGAGTAGTTGCTTTAGTGCGGGACTCGCTTGCCCAAGCTAGGAAAAGCAAGTGAGTAATCTTGATGTTGTTTTCAAGACTGGAGATTGACATGTCAAACCTAGTTTCAAGCTTTACCATGTCAGACGGATTGCAAATGATTTCTTTTAGCTCATCTGGTTTAGCAGAGTAAGCAACTTGTAGGTTTAGTCTCATTCTTTTATCCTAGCGGATTAGGCTGCGGCTGTGGCTCTAGTTACTGCGCCGTCTACAGGCCATGAAACTGAAAGAGTAGCCAAATCGCCGACTGCTCCTGCGTAGGGCGAGTACTGCGTTACAAGCGCGTTGAACTCGTACTGCGGATTTGTGGCAGTAATGGTTCCAGAGGTAGGTGCAATCTTGACTGCAACTGTAGATCCCAATAGTGGGAACAGTAGTGCGTCTACGGCTCCTGCACCGAAGTCCTGCATAAAGTCAAGGGATACTGAAGCATCCTTTAGGCCACCAATGCGAGTGCGGTAAGACGAACCGAAAGCGGTTGTCTCTACTTCGTCTGCGGTGATGTCAAGGGTTACTGAGTTTACTGAAGTGCTGAGGTTTGCGGTTCCTACGGTAATTTTGTAATCCGCAGCGTAAAACTTTGGCATGTGTATTTCTCCTAGTTTGCTAAGACTGTGACCGTGAAGTCAGCAGCCAGGTATGTGTTGTCATTTAGTTGCCTC